GATGAGTGGAAGAGTGTTGCTCACAATGACACAGCGGCCCGTGAAAGGGCTAAAGAGGCTATCTCTGGAGCAGACCGTCACTACGCAATGCTTATTAAAGAAGCGTGGAAGACCGTAGAAGATGCTGACACTCAGGGACAATTAAATGTTAAAGCCACCGCTCTAAAACTAATTGCAGACATCGAGGGTAAAAGAATTGGAATGCTTCAAGAAGTAGGGCTACTTGATAGCGCTGAACTAGCAACACAGATCGCAGATACAGAAAGAAAACAAGATATCCTTGTAAAGATATTAAAAGAAGTTACAGCTATATGCCCTAAGTGTAAAATGGAGGTTGCAAAACGCCTTTCTCAAATAACTGGAATAGTTGAGCCCGTTATACTTGATGCGGAGGTTGTAAGTGGATCTTAATTTTGATGATCTAATTGACATACTAGATGGCGAAGAGTTTGATGAACGCCCAGTAGACCTAAGAACGTTTGTTCAAAGCCCAGATTATTTGGGACTACCACCTTTATCTGAATATCAGTATACGCTTATTGAAAAAAGTTCGCAGATCTATAAAGAATCGACACTTGTTAAGCTATTCGGTGAAGATGAGGGTGTCAGGATGTTTAAGCAGACAGCTAATGAAGTTGTTGCTCAACTAGGTAAAGGTTCTGGGAAAGACTACTGCTCTACAATATCAGTAGCGTATATAGTATACTTACTATTGTGCCTTAAGGATCCAGCAACATATTATGGTAAACCTCCTGGAGACTCAATTGATATTATCAATATTGCTATTAACTCTCAACAGGCTAACAATGTTTTCTTTAAGGGATTTAAAACTAGAATAGATAAGTCGCCATGGTTCACTGGAAAGTATGAGCCAAAAGCTTCTGAAATGAAGTTTGATAAGGCTATAACAGTACACTCAGGTCACTCAGAGCGTGAGGCATGGGAAGGTTATAACGTTATCGTAATCATCCTTGACGAAATTTCAGGCTTTGCCACGGAGAATACAACTGGTCATGAGCAAGCTAAAACTGGTGGAGCTATATATGATATGTATAGGGCATCAGTAGACTCTCGTTTTCCAGACTTCGGCAAAGTTATTCTTCTATCATTTCCTAGATACAAAAACGATTATATACAGCAAAGATACGACGATGTCGTGGCGGAAAAAGAAGTTGTTACAAGAAATCATCACTTTAAATTAGACGAGGATCTTCCAGATGGAACCGAAGGTAACGAATTTGATATTGAGTGGGAAGAAGACCATATTATTTCTTATAAGTATCCTAAAATGTATGCTCTTAAAAGACCCACTTGGGAAGTAAATCCAGTAAGAAAAATTGAAGACTTTAAGGTTGCATTCTACAAAAATTCCCAAGACGCATTAGGAAGATTTGCCTGCATGCCAACAGATGCAGTAGATGCATTTTTTAAGTCTAGAGAAAAGATTGAGAATGCATTTAAGAACACTGCACTAGCGGTAGATAATTTTGGAAGATTTGAAGAGTGGTTTGCTCCAGACCCAGACAAAGAATATTTTATACACGTTGACCTTGCACAGAAGCATGACCATTGTGCAGTAGCAATGTCACACGTAAAGAAATGGGTTAACGTTAAAGTAACGGACACATACTCTCAGCCAGCGCCTATTGTTGAAGTAGATGTTGTAAGGTACTGGACTCCAACTCCAGATAAGTCGGTAGATTTTACAGAAGTAAAAGATTATATTTTGTCTTTAAGGTCTAGAGGGTTTAAGGTGAGAGTGTGCACATTTGATAGATGGAACTCTCACGATATGATGCAACAACTTAAGCAGTATGGAATTAATACAGAAACTCTATCTGTTGCCAAAAAGCATTATGATGACATGGCAATGGTTGTAGCAGAGGATCGACTTGATGGTCCGCATATTCCTTTATTAATAGATGAACTACTCCAGCTTAAAATTATGAGAGATAGAGTGGATCACCCTAGAAAGGGATCTAAAGACTTAGCTGATGCTGTATGTGGTTCTATATTTAATGCTATTAAAAGAAGTAAGCCTACAAACAATGAAGAAATAGATATTCACACCTACAGTTCTTTAAAGTGGGATAGGGAAGAAGAAGACACAATTGTTACAAACATGATAAGAGCACCAAGAATGCCTCAAAACTTATCAAATGCACTAGAAGGAATGGAAATAATATGAGCGTATATCAAGATCAGGCTAAGGAGTGCAAGTGTTGTGGAAAACACGTGCCTCTGCCGACCACGTTAAAGGAATATCAAGGAGTAATACTTTGCCCGACCAGCTTTGCTAACGTTCTAGAGTATAAAAGGATTTGGAATTCTATTGGAAGCAGGCCCACAGGAAGCATAAGAAAACATTTTTCTGATTATGTTCAGCAGGTGGTTGAAACAACTATTAATAAAAAAGAGGATGGTACGTTATGACAGAAGAAGAAGATCGAGAAGACGCAGATAAATTAGAATATTATTTAGCAATAGGTGCCGTTAGTTTAGAGGGAATGGATGAAAGCGGAGAGATGATTTATTCAATTAGTGAGGATGCGGAAACATTGGCTCCAGAATTATGGCGATCCCATACAGAATATGTAGATAGGTCTTTAATGGAATTATACGAGCAGGGCTTGGTTGAAGTAGAATACGATGAGAACCTTGAAGCCACTCTTTATATTAGTCCAGAAGGACAAAGAATTGCTAAAGAAAAGGGACTGATTGAAATGGATAAAGGGGATGATGTTCCAAATGATTAATAAAATAAATATCTTTCATAAAATTCATAAATCAACAAAAAAGAAAATTGTAATGTTTTTTATAAAAAGAAAATATAAAAAAATGTCAAAGAAAGAGATAATATACTAATGAATGGTAAGCCCATAATAACCATGAAATTACAAACAACACTCGTTAATCCAGTTTACTATGACAATGAAGAAATGTATAAGAAATACCCTAGAGCTAAACTGCCAGCGAACATGGATAAGCTACCAGCAAAATTTATGAAAGGTAATGCTGGAACCCAGCTAGAAGATTTAAATTCTACTGGATATAGATGTGATGAATTAACAAAGGACCACGATGGTCTTCATGTCTTATTTGGAGGATGTTCTTATACATGGGGAAGCGGGCTTCTAGTAGAAGAGACCTGGTCTAAAAAATTATACAATAGGCTTAACTTAGAGGAGAAATGTTCTGGATATTTTAATGTTGCTTTTCCAGGCTCTAGTGTATTTATTCAAATTTTTGATATTATAAGATACTGTGAAACATATGGTAATCCAGATGTAATTTTTTATAATATACCAGGCCTCAATAGATTTTTTGGGGTGGAAATTGATCAAGAAACAGAGAAGCCTTTTGATCCCCCAATGATCGGCAATACTCTTATTAGTTTTGATAGTGAAGCTATTCCAGTTGTAAGATTTATGTCGTATCAATACTATTATATGCTTGAAAAATATTGTAAATCAAATAATATTAAACTTTTTTCTTTTTCATGGATGCCAGATCATTTTTTTAGAGATCTTTCGTCGCAAGAAGAGAGCCCAATTAATGACTTTTATGTATATAAAAGGGAAGATATATTAAAGTATGTTACTGAATATGTATTAAATCATAAAGATGAAAAATGGGTTAAGATAAGCAGAGACGGACAGCACTGGGGAACTGCATACAATCAGTTCTGGGCTGATTTTATTTACAATAAATATAAGGAGAAATGTGTTTAAAAAAAATAAAAAGCAGGAATATTTTGGGTTCAATTTAGAATCTTTTTTTGATCACAGCCCTCTGTCATATGAAGAAGAGTCCCTATTTAGTGAAGAGCTAACTAATTATCTACCTAAAGACATGAAAGAGATTCCATTATTTTTTAGTAATCAAAACCCTGGAACAATTATGTCTGATTTTAATTCTAAAAATTTTAGATGTGATGAATTTATAAATAAACATGATGGAATGCATATTTTATTTTCTGGATGCTCTCACACCTTCGGCACTGGATTAAAAATAGAAGACACATGGGCAAAAATGTTGTACGAAAATATTTCAAATAAAACAAAATGCTCAGGATATTTTAATATTGGATTCCCTGGAACTTCTTTAATGCACCAAGTAATTAACACAATTAAATATTGCGAAAAATACGGTAACCCAGATGCAATATTTTTTAATATAACAGAATTAAGAAGGCTTTACACCCTTAAAACAGACTTTAAAGGAAATCCAATTAAGCCATTTACGTATAATAATGGATTTTATAAGCTATCTGCACAACCAGTATTGAAGCTATTGGCATACCAATATTACTACATGCTTGAAAAATATTGTGAGTCAAATAATATTCAGCTGTTTTCTTTTTCATGGAAAACTGGACACGGGTTTAATAATTTAAACTTAAAAACTTATTATAAAATTGAGGATAAAGACCTGCTTGATCACGTAGCAGAGTATAAAAAAAATAATCCTAATAAATTATGTATAGAAAAGGCAATGGACAACCAACACTATGGAATAGCGTACCACGATTTTTGGGCAAAATTTATATATGAAAAGTTTATGGAAAAAAATGATAGTACTAGGGATTAACGAAACATCTCATGATGCATCTGTATCTTTAATTAAAGACGGAGACATACTTTTTGCGGGACACTCTGAAAGATATAGTAAGCAAAAAAATGATTGGTACACAAATAAAAATTTAATTAAGGATGCCCTTCAATATGGATACCCAGATAAAATTGCTTACTACGAAAAGCCATTATTAAAAAAAAGTAGATTGATTTTAAAAGGCGGACTTAGTGGAACTAATCCCTGGTTTCAAACAACCGAATTAGGCGACCTACCAAGAGTGAACTTTGGTCACCATTACTCCCATGCCTGTGCTGGATATTACACTAGCCCTTTTAATGACGCAGTAATTGTTGTACTTGATGCGATAGGGGAATGGAATACTACAACTATTTGGTCTGGAGAAAAAAATTTAATTAAGTTAAAATATAAACAAAACTACCCAGTAAGTTTTGGATTGTTTTACTCGGCATTCACAAAAATGCTTGGGCTAATGCCCAATCAAGAGGAGTATATTATGATGGGAATGGCTGCATATGGGGACCCAAATAAATACTTTAACCAGGTTTCTGAATATTTCCCAGATATAAATAAACAAAAATATAATTTTCATAAAGGAATTTATGACTGGGATAAAAAGATTGAAGATCAGGACAAGTTTGATATTGCCGCAGCAGTTCAAAAGGTATATGAGTTAAGACTCAATGAGTTTATGCATATGGCATATAACATAACTGGGAAGGATAACCTTGTATTTATGGGCGGATGTGCATTGAATTCTTCTGCAAATACTTTGCTTTGGAACATATTTAAAAAAATTTGGATTATGCCAAACCCAGGAGATGCAGGTTCGTCTCTTGGTGCCGCTGCAGCATTATATGGCAAACATATAAACTGGACTACCCCGTACCTAGGCTACGATCTTGGAGGAGACTATCCAGTAGAAAAAATTGTATCTGGATTAAAAAATAATAAGATCGTAGCAGTTGCAAGCGGCAGGGCAGAATATGGTCCTAGAGCTTTAGGCAATAGAAGCATTTTAGCTGACCCAAGAAGTATAGAAATTAAAGACAAGGTCAACTTGATAAAACAAAGAGAGTTGTTCAGACCCTTTGCCCCAGTAATTATGGCAGAACATGCCAGCAGATGGTTCGATATGAATTTTGAAAGCCCTTATATGCAATACACTGTCAAATGTCTCCAGCCAGAAAAAATTCCATCTGTTGTTCATGCAGACGGAACCTCTAGGGTTCAAACTGTAACTAGGGAACAGCATCTAGGTCTATATACCGTTTTAGAAAAATTTTATAATGAAACTGGTGTCCCAGTGCTTCTTAATACAAGTTTAAATATTAAAGGCCAGCCCCTACTAAATGATGAAATAGATGCAGTAAAATGGGAAAATAATTATAATTTTGAAATTTTTAGATAGTTTGATATAATAGTATTAAGGCGCTCTCAAGAGGCCTTATAAATTAACTTATTCGCTTGAAGGAGGAATAAAATGGTAACAACATATACATGGGATCTTTTCAAGGATCCCTTTTTTATTGGATTCGATAGAGCTTTAGATACATGGAGCCACGCTCAAACGGTATCAAGTGCAACTAATTATCCACCATATAACGTAATCAAGGTAGACGAAGACAACTTTGTTGTCGAATTGGCTGTTGCTGGATTTGCTAAAACAGATATTGATTTATCGACAGCAGATGGCAAGCTCATTGTAAAGGGAGAATTAAACACAGAGGATAACGATTCTAAGTTTATCCATCGTGGAATTGCTGCCCGTAAATTTACTCGTGAGTGGGCCCTTGGTGAATATATGGAAGTAAAGGCAGCGGAACTGAAGGACGGAATGCTTAAGATTGATATTGTACGCATTTTGCCAGAAGAGAAGAAGCCAAAGACCATCAAGATCAAATAAATAGTATAATAAAGATCTG